GTCAAGATTCCGTCATATTCTAGGTCGTGATGCAGGATGTCCACGATCTGCTGCCCGGCGTCATTGACTTCCACGAGGATGCCGGCCCTGTTGTAGTTCATGGCCGCCTCGATGATATACTTAGGATAAGCTAAGACTGGCACCTTGTTATCGCGGAACGTGGCCACTACCTCGTAGGGCATCTGAGTCACGTCGAATACCACGAATGCCGAGTAGTCCAAGCCGGCGCCGTGACTGACGTCCACCACGGTCACATACTGATGACCAGGCATGGGCCTCTTGTACATCTTGAACGAGGGCGAGGACTCTATCGGCAGCGCATATGACAGGGCCGCCAGCTTATTCGGATCGATCAGCGTGGCAGAAGATCCTAAGAACTCGCACCCAAATTCTACTCTAAATTGATCTGGCGAGGTGTTTCGGATCTGCTGCTCAGCCCACTTCTCGTCTCTACCAGGCACGTCTGACCAGTGAACCGAGATGCGGGTGTAGTCGTTATGACCGCGCTCTGAGTCGGTCCATATCTTATAGAACATGTTCAGGCCGTTCGGGGTAGAGGTGATCACGACCTTGGTGGTCTTACCAGACGAGATAGTCGGATAGACCGAGCTGAAGAACTCTTCCTGAATGTGGCTAGGTACGAACGCGAACTCGTCTAGGTAGATGAGGTTCTGAGAAGTACCACGGATGGCGCTCGACGAGGTAGCGGCCGCTAGAACTTTCGATCCATTCTCCAGCTCGATGTTACCCTTATTCCACTCCACCACGCCCTGCTGTAACCACTTCGGCAAGGCCTCGTAGGACCTCTGGATGCGGGACAGGATCTCTCGAGCCTGAGCCATCTTGTTGGCCAGGATGGCTACTGAGTAGTTCTCCTTGAAGAGGATACACCAGAGGATGAAGGCAGCAGCCGTGGTCGTCTTACCGACCTGACGAGGCATCTTCGCGATGGTGAATCTGTCATTGACAAAGGAGTCGACCATCTTCTCTTGGAATGGCCAGAGCTCGAATGGTATGAAGCCGCGATCGACGTTAACGATCTTGATGTAGCTCTTGATGAAGTACGTGTGATCAGCGGCACACTTCAGCCACTCGTCGATCTGTTCTTTCGTATAGGGCATTGGCACCCCGGCTCGCTTGAGCCGAGGGTTGCCTAGGTACGCGGGTAGCTTCACTCTTCACTCTTCTTCTGTAGCATTGCCTGGAGTTCAGCAGTAGAGCCCACGAACAGATTATTCGTGACCTGCTGCTTAGACTCTTCTTCCTTCTTAGGCTGGAGCTCGCGCTTCTTCTTGGTGAGGTCGAGGAGGTCCTTGTTAGTCTCGGCCATAGTCTTGATCAGATTGGCCACGACTTCGTAAGCCCTGGGATGCTGACTCTGGTCGGCGATGTCCATCAGTCTGGCTATGGCCTCCTGGCCCTGGCCGATGATGTCGTACATGTTCCTGCGGGCGTACTCGAAGTCGTTCTCGACTTGATCTTCCGACTGGTGGACTACTATCTCAGTCTTGGCAGGAGTAGGCTCCTGTTGGATCTCTTTCAGAGGCGTGAGATTGAGAGCATTAGCGATGGGGTCATTCACGGTTGGTCCTTTCCGGCCGGATACGAGAAGCGTTCGAATGCGAAGTCGTAGTCGTCTGTCCAACTGATCTCAGAGTAGTCTACTGACTCTGCCACGTTGGACGTCGGCTCTCCGTTGGCCGTCATTCCTGGTTGTACTGTAATAGTCTCGGCCACGAAGTAACTCGCCGTGTCGCCGATAGCAGTATTAGTGTCTTGAGCGAGCTTGAACTTGATGTTCGTCTTGGCCTTCTTGATGATCTTGCTCTTGCGGGTCGGTCCGTAGAGGTATCCCTTCATCGTGAACTTGAGAGTCCAGACGAGGGACCTACGATCGACAAAGTTACCCTCCCACGTGTCGCTGACTTGCACATCATTGAGCAGGGTAGGCACGTCGATCACGATCTCCGGATCGTCAATGATTCTGATAGTAGCAGTCCAGTCCGGCGTGAAGAACGGCAGGATCTGTTCCATGATCTTCGCGCCATCCTCGGCGTTCTTGACCGCGCAGCTCAGCGTGAAGTTCAAGTTGTATGGCACTGGGTTGTAGTTGTACCTGGCAAGATTCTTGTTAGAGTCTGTGTTGACGATCTGATTGATCGTGTTGAGCTTACGCGTAGTGTCGTACTGCACCGAGTTCAACTCGAAGCTCATATATGGAACAGACAACGCGAACGGCTTGTTGAGGTTCGGATCCTCGTTGATACGAGCGATGGCCTTGTCTTTAGGACCATACGTGATCGGTACCTTGATGAGCTTGACCATGTTGCCAGCGGCGTCGTACCTGCGGATATAGATGTCGTTGAACATCGTACCGAATAGGATGATGTAGCGCCTTATAGAGCCGTGATACCAAGTCTGTCCGAACATTACCAGCGCCTTCCTTCAGCAAACGGGTCGATCTCAGTGAAGTCCAGGAACGTGTTGCCCTGCTGCTGGAACATGTCGCCGTCGTCGAGTATCTGACTCTGCTGAGTATACTCCTCGAATAGGATAGGCAGACCTTCGGCCTCATCGACGAGGATGTCTCCAGTTTCTGTCGTTAGACCGGCGTTAGTGAAGTCGAACTCGTACTTCTTCGTGAGGATGTCTATCTCTGGGATGCCAGTAGCGAAGGTCTCGCCGCTGTACTCGAAGAGCTCACATATCACGTCGAAAGTCTGTAGCGAGCCGAGTTGATAGAAGATGGCCTCGTGCTCCACGAACATGATCTTGAAGATCTTCTTATTGAGCGGGAAGTATATGAGGTCGCCTTCGTAAGGACGAGTAGTTCCCTCATTAGATCCGACCTCGTCTGAGAAGATGCGACGCGCCATAGTGAATGTGACGCGATCGCGGATCTCGACGCCGAACTTAGACAGGAAGTCGCCATCGCCCTGGAACCCGTCCACGTTCTTGATGTAGAGCTCAATCGGATAAGCGCGGTCGTAGAAAGATGCAGCGTCTTCAGTGTACACCTGGTCGAGACTGCCGTAGCGACGTGGCAGGTAGTGCATGTCCTGACCATAGATCTTGATCGACTCAATGATCAAGTCCTCGATTATGCCCTGCTCGTTGCTGGCCCTAAAGTTATTGAAGTAGAAGTTTGTACCGGTACCCATAGTGGCTCCTTAGCCGTACATGTCGAGTACGGGGAGCGAGTAGGTGCTGATCATCTCGGCTTCTAGCTTGGACAGTTCTTCTGCGGCTTCTTCGTATATCTGTTGTCCGTTGAATGTGAGGCCGCCAGGAAGCTGCATTCCAGAGAACTTCTTTAGATTGTTACCCCACTGTTTCTTGATGAGTGCAGTAGCGTATCTAGATAAGAATCTGTCACTCCAAGCGTCTCTATACTCATTAGGATCTATGACTCGGTAGCACTCGAATAGGATGAACCTACCAGTCGGGAGCTTACCCCAGTCAGTATCGATGTAGAGCTTGTCGGTGTGACGATTGAACCTGATAGGTTGCTGGCCTACGAGGAGCTGCTGGATGAGGGCGAGGTGCTCCATAGCCATGTAGTACGGAGTCAGCTGGACGCTGGTCAGCGTGTACAGATCATTCAATGCGATCTGATACCTGATATTGAAGATGTCGTTGACTGACAGCGAAGGGTCACCGATCGGGAAGATACCTGTGATACCGATGATGTTCTCAGGCACTTTGATGTATCCGCCCTTGTAGCCACGGAGATCTGCGCCTGAGCCCGTGGACGTCGTGATCGTAACTCTAGGATCCAGCGTGTAGCCGGTGCCGTTGTTGGTCATCGTTACACTTATGATACCGCCGGTGCTGTTCGTGGTCAAAGTCGCCGTGGCTCCGGCTCCAGTCGGGCAGCTCGGGTCTTTTGTGATGACTACGGTATTAGTGTTGGAGTAGCCAGTGCCGCCGTCTACAATAGTGATCTCTTTGACGGCATCGCGCCTGTCAGAGTCCTGGATCATGTACTTGTAGTAAAGTCTCTCGGTACCATCGAAGTGATAGTCCCAGTAGTATTTCAGCGCCTCGTCGATGCGGTCGTCCACCTGATCGTCGTCGACGTTGATCTCGATCACGGGCTTGCCCAGCTTACGTAGGCAGTACTCCTTGAACTCATCTCTGGTTGTGGGCGATGACATGTAGTTTCTCCGTTCTTCTCCTATTTATAGAAACAGGAGATGCTACTTCTTCTTCGATGTCGTGGCAGCCTTATTAGGTGCGGTCGAGTTCATGGTAGTGACAAGCGTAGGAGTGACCGCGGCTAGGGCCTCTCTCTTCTCCATCATCCTGGAACCGAACCAGAAAGCGATGATAGTGGCGAACAGAGACATCGTCTCTTGATCCCAGACAGCCTTGAGCATTTCCGGCATCGAGGCTCCTTGATTGATCATGACCGTGAGAGCAGCGATCTTGATACCTAAGAAGGTGAGGAAGAATGCGTAGGTTATGACGGGGCGAATAGAAGCGCGTAGTGCGTTAAGAAAGACTCCACCATCAAGAGACTTATCATGATCAAGAGCAGATTGTCTGGAGAGACTATCAGCTTTGACCATCTCAGTAGTGAGTTGGATGTCGGCCTGCTTCTCAGCGGCAGAGATCTGAAGTTTGGTCCTCTCGAGTTCATACTTTATCTCCTGCTTGCGCTCAAATATTCTCACGATAGAAGGCAGCAGACTGCCTAAGATACCAAGTAGCGGTGACAGTAGTGTGATTAGCATGTTGTCTCCTCAGTAACCTGTAGCTCTTCTGATTCTCGGGAGCAGCGAGGCCACGAAGCCTCCAGTCTCCTTGGCGGCTTTGACAGGTGCTATTAGTCCCGGAGCCGCCGCGACCGCCGCAGTGCCAGCAACGTCTCCTAACACGGAAGCCCCGGGCTCATCTTTCTCGCCCTTGGCTAGCTTCTGCTTCTCTTGTTCTAGCTCTTTATTGTAGGTAGTCTTCCTACCGAGAGCCTTCTTGATGACGGTGTCGGCTCCGGCTCTGACGTACTTATAAGTACCCAGAGAAGCCTTGTCAGCGAAGTTCCTACCGAACGTGGATACGCTCTTCATCGAAGGAACGTAGTCCTTCCAGCCCTCTTCGAGCTCGTCGTCCATCTCTTCTTGGAGCTGTCTAAATTCTTTGAAAGTCAGCATCTACTTTTCCTTCGGCTTCGGTGCTACCTGTTTATTGTTTCACCGGGTTTCAGTCTTCTTGCTCTCTTCAAGAACCCTGGATTTTTCTTTTCTAGGTCATCGAGCGTCATGCCGAGTGCATTTGCAATCTTCGTCGGGTTATCGCCAGACTTTATCTTGTATGAACCACCAGAAGACGCCTTTTGATTTTCTGCTGGAGCGAGCCTCGTCTTCTTCGATGCCGGATAACCAGACTGCGGAGCTACG